GTCCGGTCGTTTCTACCTGAAAGTCGTCCGTAGTCAGCTCGGCCATACACTACCACACAAAGTTCTTTGCGTCATCGTGTTACCCACAGAGCACATCAAATCGCACTTCGTAATGGTCGGAGTCGGCCATCCCGTAGGGCGCATATTGGCTCAACCCGCGCATGGCTATCCCCAACTCCGGACTCTTGACCATCACCGCCTGATCCACACCATGCGGCAGTTCCAAGACTCCGCAACGGGTAATACCGGCCCGTTTCATCCGACTCGCAAAAGCGTGTGCGGCTGGAACGACATAACGCGCCTCGTAGTCAGGCTGGACATCATTGAGCGCCCAAAGCGCCACCGCGACGTTGTACTGATGTGTCAGGCCGGGAGAACCGACCGTATCGCCTTCGACAATCTTCAGTGGCCCGACCAGACGGGAAACGTGCTGCGCCATCCGCGTCGTGAACCAGTGCAATGGGTCGGCCGGCTGAATCCATAGTTCAGGAACAGCCGCGCCGACCGGCGCTGGGAAAGCCGGAAAGTCCGAGAAGCCTATGGCAGGAGCTGCGACTATCGCCGCGATGCTGGCCCCGAGCGCCTGCAGGAACCCGCGACGGTCCATGCTCACGCGCCCTCCGCTGGCGGCTGCAACGCGGCCTGCTGTGCGCCCTGTTCCAATGTCTGCTGATGCTGCTGATCGCCCTGTTCGAGCGCGTTGCGCTGCTGCACGCCTGCCATCGCAGCTTCATGCGCCATGCTCGTCGCTTCAGACTGCGCCTGCTGCTCAAAGCCCGCCTGCTTCGCAATCAGATCCATCGCCCCCTGAATCGACGTATCCGCCCGCTTCGCATCGATGGTGGCCTGTGTCTTCAACAGGTCGGCCGCGATCTTCATCAGCGCGATCTTCTCGTCCGAAACGATCTCCATATGCTTCTGCGTCACGGCCTGGTTCGCCTTCACCGTGTCCGTCTCGATGATGTGCGTCTTCGCCTGTAGTTCCTGCGTGAGAATCTGGATGATCTGCTGCGCCTTGCCCGCTTCCTGCTTCAACTGCTGCAATTGGAGTTCGGGAGCATCCGGTGAGTCCTGCAACTGCTGCGGGAGCATCTTCTTCAGGCGGTCGGCAATCTGCTTCGCGCCGGGGAAGTCCATGTCTTCCACCCAGAGGTCGGCCACCATCGGGGCGAGTTGCGGGGCGGCCTGAATCAACTGCCCCATCGCATCTGCGCCCTCTTCTCGACGAGTGGTGTGCGACTTTCCAACCGTGGGAACAATGGTGTATTCCCCCTTCGAGAGGTCAATCACCTTCGCGCCGGGTGTGCCGGGAGGCGCTAACTGCGGCTCGTTGTTCTTCTGCACGAATGGCGCATTGAGCATCACGGAGCCGCGCTGATCGTCCTCGCCAACCGTCGCCACGATCCGTCCCGGTCGGTCATAGACCTTCGGGATGAGATCCCGCAGCACCTTACCCTCATAGGCCATGCTGATCTGCGCGAGGTTGTCGAGATACCCACCAGTGCCGGTATCGGCTTGCTTCTGCAGCGCGAGAATGGCCTTGCCTGACCGATCGGATGGGTTCACGTTGCCGAGCGATGGGTCAAAGATGCCCGTCGTGGCCTTAATGTCTCCGTCCGCCTCGTGGGCGGCCAGTGTGATGGCCTGGATGGCTGGTTCCACGGCCTGACGCTGTGGAGGCGGGAGTGCCGACCCCGTGCCGTCTCGGACCATCTTCATCGGCAACATGGCAAAGTTGCGCGTGTTGGACTGGTTCCAGACGTCCTCGAAGCCTTCAATCGTCTCGACGTAGCCGACAAACGGCGCCCGCGGGGCCAGTCCCACTGCTTCGACCTGTGCCGAGCGCATGTAGAGATACGACCGGCAGGCATCACGCGCGGGTCGGACGATCCCCTCCCAACGCCGTTCACCGTTCAGGTTGTGCTCATCCCCAACCACCGGGATCACCGGGATGTATTTCCCCAGCCAGTCGCGTTCCTCAAGTGTCTCGACGGCGTTGAGCTTGCACCACTTGACGCTCGGCTTCTTGACCGTACGGGTGATGGGCTTACCGTCCCCACCGACGACATGCGTCACGCCCTGCGGCATCGAGTCCGACGCCTGATACCCCTTCCCATCGCTGCCCTGCGCCATCGTGATGACGTCATGGTCGAAGTAGAACTGCTCCGCGATCTGGACGCGTCGGCCTTCGTCCGTGCCATCCGTCGTCGCCCAATCCGAATACTGCGTGACGAGATCCGAGAACTCCTGATCCTCCACATCCGCCATGTCCGACTTCGGGAACTGCCGGCGATACTCCGACAGCGACAGCCATTGCGTGATGAACAGATACCGGCCATCGGACCAGTCCGGTTCCTCCGCGAACGGATCGGGGTAGACGCTGGCTTGATTCAGGATGCGCTTGTAGACGAGATCCAGGTCAAAGTCGCCATCGTTCGCATACTCGTACAGGATGCGATACCAACCGAGCCCTGCCGTAATCGCACGCTTGAATGCCCAATTTCGTGCCTGCGAGGCCCGCGAGTCGTTCTGAATGGCTCGAGCGATGTCCTCGTAGGCGTCTGCAATGTCTCGGGAGGCCCCATTCCCCTTCGGCGCAAAGGTGAGCGCGAGCCGTGCCTGACGGGCCTGGTTCTCGACCTGCTGTAGGGGTTGCCGGAGCTTGTTGATCTCCAGGCACGGCCGCGCCGGAATCGGCGGCATGTTGCCAATGGTTTGCCCGCCTTCGCGCTGCCCCTTCACGTCGCTGGGCCACTGCTCCCCAACCGCGAAGGTCACATCTTCCAATTAACGCTGGCGCTGTTTCTGAAAGACACTCGCGCTGACCTTGAAGCGCTCGAGCGCGATCTCGTGCTCAGACTTCGCCATCAGTGGTACGTCCCGTCTGCCCATGCGTAGCGCTGAAGCCTGAGCGACTTGCCTGGATCGCGCGCATCAGGCCACGTCCGAGCGATGAACCAGCCTCGTGGGCTAATCTGCTGCTCGAAGTCAGCCGCGAAGGCGATGGCCGCAGCGAGTGCGCTCATGCGATCGCCTGCCTCTCCAACTGTTGCACGCCATGTTCCACGGTCCCCTGATGCCTGACGAACTGGCTCAGGTCATGGTCAATCCAGACCGTGAATCCATGCGCCCGCGCCAACCGACAGAAATACAGGTCTTCTCCGACATGATGGTGACCATCAAACGGCGTCTCGAAGGCTGGACTCGGCAGTCGGTCGAACACCGACATCTTGATGAGCATCACACCGCAGCCGGTGCTGTCCACGGATTGCAGCCCTGAGCGACCCTCCGACGACACCGACTGCCCATCGACGCGGCTATTCCACCATTCAGACATCGTGCGCTGCACCGCATTGGCCGCCACGATGTCCTTGTCTCGCGCCACGAGCCGGTCGATCGTGTCCTCAGGGAACCGCATATCAGAATCAATGAACAGCAGATGCGACGCCCCTACCTGCTGCGCGAGCGAGACTGCCGAACACCGTAGCGAGGCGATGTAGATCCCCATCAACGCGGCGAACCGCGCATCAGGATGCCGTCGGCACAACTTCACTAGATCGCCAGCGAAGCCAGCGGTCACCATGTCGCGTGTCGGCGTGGCAATCACGATCACTCAGCGGCCTTTCTTCGGATGGAGATAACCCCCAAGGTTACGGTGAGGGTGTGGAGCACTGCGGCGCCCGATGGTGCCCAGCGACGAACTGGCGCGCTGTTCTGACAGCGCAATGGCGATGGCCTGTTTCGGACTGGACACCACCGGGCCGCGCGGGGAGCCACTATGCAGCGCCCCGGACTTGAACTCGCGCATGACGCCTCTGACCGACTTGGGCATGACCTACACCGTGGGTGGCGGGAACTTTCCAGCAGCCGCGGTCAGCGCATCCGCCTGTGCCTTGGCCGTCGCCTGAATCTCCTTCACCAGGGCTTCCACATCCGTCAGGTCGGTCGGGTTCTGCTGCACCAACGCGAGCAGCTTGTCCACGTCATCCGACAGATCCGCCGCGGCCGTCGCGGCCTGGGCCTGTGAGTCCTTGATGTCCGCGAGTTCCGTCTTGATGTCGTCAATCTTTGCCATGATCACTCCCCCCAGAATCAGCGTGAGCACGCTGAGAAACGTCACCGCCGCCAACAGGACAGCCTGCATCAGCCCATCCACGCTGTGGCGGACTGGCGCATCGGCTGATACGTCACCGAAGTCTTCTCTTTGGGTGTCTGCTGACGAGTCGCGAGATACCGGAACGCATCCGCGCCATGACTCGCCCAGTCATGCACCGGCAGCGCCTTGAACTCGTTCAATCGCCCGTTGAAGTCCCGGCGATAGTGCTGCAACGACTCAAGGCCCGCTGAGCACTTCGCGCCATCGAACCAACACCGCGGGAGCAGCATCCGAGCCGCATGCACGCCATCCTCGAACGGGATGTTCGGGCAGACCTCGAAGCGAATCCCCAACGACTGCGCCGTCTCAAGCCTGGAGCGTCCAGAGCCGAGTTCCCGCACCTGGATGTCATGCGGTGCCCAGTGCTGGCCGTAGATGTACGGCTTGTCTCGTAGCACCTTGGCGTAATGCGGCAAGCCTTCCCCGGAACTCTCGTAGTAGTCGATCAGTCGCACTTCCCCGCTGCGCGTGCTCTGGCTGAACCAGATGGCCGTGGAATCACCCACCCCGAGGTCCCAGTCGGTATCCACGGGCAATACGGGGTCGCATGGGACAGTCCCCACACGGCGCTCCGCACGCGCTGCCTCGAGCTCTTTGGAGTAGATCGCGCCCTTGATGGCCGCTTCAAAGCTGCACTCGAACTCTTGGGCATACTCATCCGAGGTCATCACTGTGCGAGCAGCGATCAGTTCTTCCGGCGTGACGATGTTGGTGTCGGACGCCTTGAACTCGAAGAACTTCCAGCCGGTTGAGACTTTCGCGGATTGGGCGATCTCTTGAAACTGGTTATGCCCGTTGGGGGTGCCTATGAAAAGGGCGGTGCCGGCACGGTCTGCGAGCGCTGGGCGTATGACCTCGCTGAAGACGTTGGGGGCCATGAGGCCGTACTCATCCAGGACGACACCGTCGAGGTACAAACCCCGGAGTGAATCTGGATTGTCGGCCCCGTAGAGCCTGACTTGGCCTCCGTTAGGGTAGTCAACCCGCAGCTCGGACACGTTGACACCCACGTCCGGGATGGGACGTGAGAAGTAGGAGAGGTAGTCGAAGGCGACGGCTTTGGCCTGGCGAAACGTTGGCGCAATGTACGCAAAGCGTGGGCGAGGCTTCTCACAGGTCAGCGCCCCTTTGATCAGGTGATTAATGGCGAGGACAGTCTTACCAAAGCGCCGATGCGCGACGACGACGACAAAGCGCGTGCTATCCAGCGCGGCGTGGACGGCACGCTGGTGGAGGCGGGGCGCATAGTCGATCTCGACCTCAGTCGCCGGCATCAACCCTTCCACTTGAATGTCACGGTGCCTGTGTGCTCATGCGAGACGGCTTCGGTTGGTTTGTCCAGTGCGCGATTCATCAGGTCGGTGAAGGCGGCGACGTTCGGGTCTTTCTCCCAGACTTCCACCTCGAATTCGTTGTCCCCTAACCGCTTCTTCGCCATCGCCTCAGTCACTCTGACGAACTTGCCTGATTTCTTGTCCCTGGTGACCAGATACTTCAGACCCGTGGCATTGGCGAGCTGGGCAGCCACGAGGTCCTGCATCTGCTGCAGCACAATCTGCCTGAGCGCGTCTCGCGCCTCTTCCTTCTTGATAGTGCGGGGGAGTCGGATGCCCGGCTTGCGGCCGGCTCCAGGTCGAGCACCGCCCCGCTTTGATTCACCGGGCATATTTCAAGGCAATCAATCGCACAGCCAGTACGAGTGTCGCAAAGATGAGGCTAGAACGGAAGGTATGTGGCGCAGTTCGTATGACGTGAATTACCAGAATTACCAGATTCCACCGTGGAACAATCAGGCGGCTGTCGTGGTCAGCCTTCGCACCAGTGCTCGCACGGAATGCTTTGGTATCAGCCATTCCCGATCGACATCGGTCTGGTGGTAGCCGTAGATGTAGCCGGTGCGGAGGAAGCGATGGAGCCTGCGCGGGTCCATACGGAGTCCTTCAATGCGGCGTAGGTAATCGCAGACCTGCCAGACTGACAGATCGCATGGGTAGGCTTCCAGGTCGAACACGGCAGGCCGGCAGACACGACCGCGTGGCATCTAGTCGGCCTCGGGCAGGACTGGCAGGGCAAAGGTCAACAGTGCCTCGGTGGCTTCTAGGTAGCCTTTGTGGGCGCTCATGGCTCCGGCCCGGTCGGATGCTTCTGCGAGTTGCCATGCCTTTACGAGAGGAATCAGCGCCTCGGCGGCCGTGACGAGGGCGACTGACTCCTCAAGCACACGCACATCCTTGGCGAATGGCGCGAAGGTATCAGCGAATAGCCGCAGTCGTTCGCTCAACGTGGGGGTCATGGGCTAGCCTTTCAGGGCGTCGGCGCTCGGCCATTTATCTAGTCCAACCGCAGCGAACATGGCAGCTTCTACGGCTGTTTCATACATCTTGTCGCGGTGCTCACGCGCCCACGCCTCTGCTGCGGCCACGATGGCCTCGCGGCGGTCCAGTTCGGCGGCGGCTTCCAATAGCACGTCCACGTTGTAGCCCCACGCACTTGAGCTAAGGAATGCGGCCACGCCCCTAAGCCGGTCTGACACACGCGCCATTTCAGCCATCAGCGGCCTCGCTCCGTCTCCTGCGCGACAGGGTTTGCGATCTCCAGTAGCACGTCGGCGTGGCACGGCTGATCGAGTGGGCACCAGCACGCGAGATCCTTCCCGGCCAAGCGTTCACGGATGTAGCCGATCTGGTGCGGCTCGCTCCACATGCGCCGGAAGCCGTCTACCGCCTCCCGCGCCGTGGCGACCACGCCCAGCCCGGTGCCCGGCGTTCCGACCGTGTAGCGGTTGCCCCAGACTGTCGGCCGTCCCACGTAGATCGCGCCTTCCGGCATCCGCCAGCCCTTCGTGCGCTTCCGCTGGATTCGCTTAGCCATCTATCGCTCCGTCTCCTGCGCGGGGGCAGGTCTTTGCCAGCGTGGAGAGGTGATGACGATGGCGGCAACGACGAAGCCCAGCATCGACAGCAGCCCACCGCAGGTCAGGCCCAGCACGAACCACCTGAACTCATTCACGGCCATCTGCAACTCCCTTCTTCTGCGGTGCGGACACCGCAAGGGCGGCTTTGGCACGCGCCCACATACTCTGTGTGGCTTTGGGATCGAGCGGACCATGCGCCTCAAGTAACTCCGTCAGCGCCGCGTGCGCCGCGTCCCGTTGCTGCTCGGCAATTTGCCAGTCGCTCTCAGCAGCCTCCGCACGTCGCCAACCTGCGTCACGCTGCTCCGTCAGTTCCGCGACCTGCTGTGTGAGTGTCTCGACGTGGGCGAGCAGGCCAGCGAGATCAGCGAATGGATCGCCCGCATATGCCTGCGCTATCCCGCCGTAATTAAACTCCTTCAGCCGCTCCGCTATCTTCTGCTGGTCGTTCACTGGATCGCCTCTAGCGGAAGCCGCTCGGAATAGCGTTGCCATGCTGCCTTTACCGCGCCGGAACCGTGAAACAGGTCCACGAACTCATCTGTTTCGGTCAGTCCGAGTAGGTCGAATAGCCAGAAGCAAAAGGCTTGCGGCTTCGCGCCGGTCAGTCCACGCTTCAGTGTGATGTTGCTGCGATGCCAGTCGCGCACCGTAGCCTCATCTCGTGATCGTGGTTGCCTCCCGCCGCGCCAGATCACCGGTTCCCATGCGTAGGCCGGATTCACGTTGGGCTTGAAGCTCGCGAACGGCTTCACCCATGCGGATACTCGCACCCCATCGGGGCAGAGCGGCAGGATGCGCTGAAGGGACGAACTTGTTGTGCTCATCGCCCATCCATCAGGGAACCCGTCCTCAAGCCGCAGGATCAGCGCGTGGTGCGTTGCGAGTTCGTCCCAGCACCCACCGTCGCCATGCTCGTGCTCATAACGAGAACAGCACCCAAGATAGGGCGGATCAGCGTAAGCCACCTTCATCGCTGGAGCTCGTTCATCGCACGGCCTGCCCTTCCCATCGATATTCCGATATGATTCGCTTGCCGATGCGCCGCTGGCGGTTCGTGATGGTCAACCCGAACTGTCGCCGTGCCTCGCTGAGTCGCGTTCTCCAGGCATAGGCGCCACCAATCGCTGCGATCTCTAAGCCGTCGATCCAGATGCCAGGCTTCGACTGAAACAGCGCAGCTACCCGTTCCGTGTACGTCTCTGGGGTGACGAGATCGAGCAAGCTTGGTTGCGTCATGGCTTCAGTAATCTCTCCAACCAGCCAATCGCCTGCCCGTTCTCCACTTGCGAAACGTCAGGCCGCATCGCATGCCTCAATGGTGACGAGCGTCCATGCCTTGCCGTCAGGCGAGACGGACTGTGTTGGGGTTGGATGCTCCAACCACTTCCGCGAATCGTTGCGGATGTAGCCTTGACGCTTCAGCGCATCGAGCAGCGGCTTAACCGAGAAGCGCAGGTTGTCATCGTCGCGGATGAAGTTGCGTGCGCTGGCTACTTGGCGTTCCACAACGACGCGCTGCTTGCCAACGATGATGCCTTCCCACTTCCGCGGCCCAACTGCGGCACCGAGTGCTTCCGCGAATCCGATCTTCCGGTTGTGCTGATCAACCATCATCTGCAAGTAGGCCCAACCGATCTCCTT